TCTATTTTTGTCTTATTGGTATTTTCATAAGTCATACCTTCAGCAAGTGAACGTGTAATTCCATGTTCATCTGTGAAGAAGTCATCATGAAAATAGTCATAAATGTAACAAGTCTTGGAAGCAATACTGTTATCCCAAGTTTCTTCCATCAAAAAGTCAGATTCTTCTTTATAAATTTGACCTAAAGTTTTCGCATTATTTGTTTTGGCGTTAGCGATTCGCCGTGCTGTCTGTAAGCTTGGCATCACCAACACCCCCTTCAAACATCTGCTTAATATAATTATGACTATCTAAAATAGCCCTACGAAATGTCATGTAATCAAACTCATCGGATACGGCTTCGTCATAAGCAGCTTGCAAAGTAGCCATTAATGTAACCATAATTCCATTATTATTAAATAGAGTCTTTGTTCCGCTAAATTTGAACATAACATTCTGAAAAAATATAAGAAAAGCCTCATCGTTCTCAAATATTCTTTCTTCTATTCGATTATCCTTATAAAGTAATAACTTATGAACATCGTTATGCATCGCATGTGCAGCTTCTTTAATTTGTCTTTTAGTGAACGAACCATATATATATTCCATAGTTATTCACCTCGCACATATGAGTTATTAATATATCCATGACTTGCAAGTTTTCTACTGAATTCATGTTGTAATGTATCCAATCTACTCTGCATATCTTTATATGGATTCTGTATGTTTTTTTCTTCTTTTGTTCCTAAAACTCTAGCAGTAAATTTTGCAGAGTCAACCTGTGGTTTTAACCATTCAATTGTCATTCCAAGAGTGAACAATCCTATAACATATTCTTTATCTGCAAAATCGCTAACAGGATATTGCATCTCAAATTCAATCTGTTGGATTTCGTCATCCATATTAAATGAAGCGAATTTTCTAATAACTCGTTCATCACCTGCAACCATGCGCAAGCGTTCAGTCCATGTTTCATTAAGATCGTTTTCGTCAAGAGAAAGTTCTTTCATATCTGAAATTCGTCCTCTTGTTCGTGAAAAAATTGTTTCGTATGGAAGCGTCATTGTGAGCCTCCTTTACTATTCCTGAACTAATGTAAGTAACATTTTTGTACCAAAAATTTCATCAAGAGCCTTAATTTTGTGAACTGAATCAAGTGCATGAGATTCAATCATTGTAGAAGCAATACCTTTAAGAGCTTCCTTTGCACCTTTTGGAAGCTTTTTAATTGTTTCTGACATCTGCGGAACAGGAAGATTTAAAATCTCATTTAAGTCACTTGTTTCATACATGGACTCATATAAGTCTTTTACAGACTTATTCTGTTCAACAAAATCTTCATCCTCAATAATAATTCTTGGTGAATAAATGTTTACATCTTCACGAGTTCTAACGAGATAAATTAAATCTCTATATTCAACATCAACTACATCTCCACAGTCAGCCCAACTATAAAGGATATGTGAACGTGCTCCCTCGATATAAAGTCCACCACTTACTAATGAACGACATGGAATAGTATCTTCGGGTGAAAATGTTTTTACATCTTCTTTAATTTCTGTAGTTTTTGTTACCTTTTCTGTACTACCAGTAGCAGTAGTAGTTTTCTTTGTATATGCCATTTCCTTTCAATTCCTTTCAAAAATAGGAGAGTGGTAATCCACTCTCCTTATAATCAATCTATAAGTAAATCTTACAGATCCCACTCACCATGATAACGAGTCATAAGAGTTGCAACACCCATACGTCTCTGTACCTCATAAGACTGCATATCATCCTTAGTAGCACCCTTTTCGTTTACTTCAAGCTCAGTCTCACCGTAGTCAACGAACTTGATAAATCTGTCATCAACTGCTGGCATGATATAGAGCTTCTTGTTATCAACGATAGGAGTAGCAAGAGACTTATCAGTAAACTTCTGTGGAATCTCCATAAGAGGTGTTCCTTCGTAGCCACCGATAATACCTGTGTTTGCTACAGACTCCTTGATTGAATTAGCAGGATCAGCCCAATCAACCTTTGTAAGAGCATTAAGAGACTTTAGATTTACACCATTTGCAAACTGAGAAGAAATGAGTGTCTGAACCTTCTGGATATAAGCCTTAACAACCGCATCCACGAAAGCACCCCAATCCTTACGACCAGTTAAGAAGAGACGAATATCTCCACCAACCTTGATACCATATACTGCTGTATCAACATGATAAGACTGACCAGAACCTAAACGCTGGATAGATCTTTATGTTTAACTTATATATTATTTTCCACAAATTGCCAGTGATAACCACCAGCCGTTTTTCTATTTCCTTTACACACTTCCAATATAGAAGTTGTAATTTTTAATTGTTTCTGTGCTTCAGCAGAACATTCATATATTTTATTTGTTTCAATACACAATACAGGCGTTAAATTTCTATATTTTGAAATATGTCCTTTTTGTGCTTCTGATATTTTCTGCCTTGCTTCTTTTGTATGAGTTTTACCATACATTCCATTATTTTCACCAAGAATTTTTGCTTTTATTTTTGGATTACTCCATTGCTTAAAGGCTCTTTTTGAAAGTTCATCTTTTTTATTTGGATTTTCTTCGTAATATTTTTTTAATGATTGGCTTTTTCTTTCATTAGCTTCCTTAGAAACTGATCCGTCTTGTCCACCATCTTTATCGTTATATCCATAGTTTTCATCTAATGTTTTAAATGTATCTATGTAATATATTTCTTTTTTATCCAAGTTATCTTTTGAACATTTTTCTAATATATAAAACTTAAAATTTTCTTCTCCATATTTATTCCATGAATTTTGTAAATGTCCATTACAATGACAATTTCTATTTAATTCACCTTTATGAGAAGACCATCTATTATATATATTGACTGATTGACCTACATATTTTTTCTTATTTATTAAATTCTCGATGCAATAAATTCCACAAATAGTATTTTCTTTACTTCTCAATTGCATCATCTCATTTCTATTTTTATGTTTTGGAAAATAATATTTTATTGGGACATTACCCCAGTTGAGTTAATAACTCCTCATACTTTCATATGAGAACAGACTATATCTTCATCCAATTTTGGATGTGTACCATTTCCATTTAAGGGATTTTCACCCACTCACTTGAGCCGTACTCCTGTTGTTATACTTCTATAACCAATGGGATAGTCGTTGAGCGTTTCTCTATTCGAGACTTCGTTGCTGATTGCCCATTTCATTATTCTCTGTTTAAAAAAATAATTGACATTTAGGATTTAACCATGTGCCATTTAATCACTTTTTTCTACTTTCGTAACTTTCACGCTTGACTATATTTCATGTCTACGTTGTAGTGTGATTAACTTTAGGGGTTTCCAGCAGTTAAATACATATTTTTTCATGTAACTTACGCTACACGGACTCTACTATCAAAGTCATGTGAATCACCTGAAACCTTACTTACAGTAAGTAATACTTCATCATCAGCCCAGAATTCATTTACGTCTCCATCTTTCATATTCTTTGACTCAACATAATTGTTGAAAAACTCATTCTCAGAAAGACCATGAGCAATCTGAGTATCAATAATTTCCTCAATTACCTCGAAGAACTGTGTTCCTCTCTCAGAGTTTAACGCTCTCTTAATCTGCTTATTAGAAGAATCCTTAGTAAGTCCAAGGTATTCAAAACAAGCCTTTCTAATTGTGTCACTAGCTTCTGCCTTAGAAATTACACGATTAGAATCAGCATCATAAATTTCACGACCTGCACCGAGGTCAAACATAAGATTTTTTACACTTGTATCTAACATTTATTTATTTCTCCTTTCTCAAAAATTAGGCTTTCTTTGTAAGCTGCATAGCAGCAGTTACACCAGAAATGGCTTTGAGTTCAACACCGTCTTTAACAGCAATTTCACCAGAAAATCCATCTGCTGAAATTTCAACTACATCACCAACTGCGAGTTCATAAGCTCTAACTACCTGAGTAGGAGCATTTGTATAGTTGCTTTCTTTCTTAAATGTATTGCTATATGTCTCCTCGATCATTGGTACCTGGTATACAAACAGGGCATCTCCAGGAGTTATTACCTCTACATAAAAATTTCCATTGTTCGCTTTACCAACGACCTTTCCTTCAAATGAAGTAGGTGCTGCTGCTTTATAAAGATCTAACTCTACGAATTCACCCTTACCAACGAACCATCCGTTGTCTACATAAGCACTTGCTGCTTCTGCTAACTGAATGTTATAAATATGCTTTCCACCATCTCTTGCGAGAACTTTAGAAGGGAAAGCCACTGCATGTTTTGCAATAGTCATCTGAATCATTTATTTTTCCTCCTTAAATTTTTGCATTAAAAAAGACACTCAATTTGAGTGTCATTACATTGATTTATATTTCTTGTTTTATTTGCTAAAAAGATTTCCGTAACGGTTATCCTTCTTAGACTTGTTTACATTAGCAAATACTTTTACGGTTGACTTTTTCTGAGTTTTATCAGTGGTAGCTGCAAAAGTTTTCATATTAGAATCCGCATAGATAAGTTTTGCTTCCTTCTCTAAATCTTCGAGAGAGTAGTTATCCATATTTGTATACAGTTTCTCAAAATCCTTATTAATGAAATTTCCTTCTTCATCTTTTTCAGAAATAGAAGCAAAGTTTTCATTTGCAAGAATTTTCTCACGTTTTGCATGAAGTTCATTCTTTTCTGCTGTCTCCTTAAACTCTTTGAGTGCAGCGTAGTTTGAACGCATAGACTGTAACTCTGCAAATTCACTATCTGTTAAAAGTTCACGATGTAAATTGTATCTTTCTCCATCAAAAGCTACATTATCACCGTCTTTTGTATAGTTCTGACCGAAGATTTTATCACCATTCCAGTTCTCATATGTAAAATGATCATCGTAAACAGCGTTGATAAAGTACCACTCATTATCAGCATCTTCATATTCAGATAAAAGCTGGTAAAGTGCATATCTTGTATCTTCATGACTGATTTCATATGTACGAACAATCTTTTCAAAAGTCTGACTTTCTCCTTCATTACCATCTGGATCAGAAACTCCTTCACCATCACCTTCTCCATCATTGGAAGGCTCACCAGATTCTCCGCTACCTGAGTTGTCTCCTTCTGAATTGTCATCATCGAACATCTCAGCGAATTTTGCTTCAAGTTCCTCATCTGACATTTCTGTATAGTCGAATGTTACATCTTCAGCAGTCTTACCATATTTGGCAAGTAACTCTTCAAATTTTGTCATTTTGTTATTTGTTCCTCCTTCCTTTGATTTTTGATTTATATCAAAACTCTCAAGAATATTAGTTAATTTCTCTAAAGTTTCAACCAATTTGTTGTCTGTGTTAAATGTTACTGTTTCTGCATTTACAGCGAAATCTTCAATTTTAAAATTACTTCCTGCCATACCAGGGGATACATCCTTTGACAGAAGAGTAAGACCTGATACATAAAAATCATCTAACTGCAATGTTTTATTAGCAGTATTAAATGATAACTCCCTAATGCATAATTCCACCGAACAATCTACAGTTCCACGTCTATTAAGAATCTCAATAGCGTCCTGACAATACTCATCGTATAAATAACCATGCAAAACTGCACGATTTACGCCAGCATCTTCATCATATTCAATAGTAGTCTTTGTGCCATCAATAACGCCGATAGGCTGTTCTTCGTATACAACTTTGTCGTTACCATCTTTGTCAGTAGTCACATAATAATCATGGCTACCGAAGTCTAATTCATTATCTGAATTGGTAGTGATATGTGCTAAGATTGGACGAAAGTTTGCTGATGGGACATTTTCATTAAAAGATTCTTCGGAGATTTCCGATTTATTGAGATTGACATGATCGTGAAATGCACGACTGACGAATGGAGTAAGAGACTCTTTATGTTTATCTTTATCTTTAGAAGTTTTTTCAAAATTACCATTCATACGAACCATAAGTTCTTTACCGAATTCATTACTATCAAAATGAGCAAAATTATTTTTTAGACAGAACTCATACAGCTCATCAATAGACATAATTCGTTTTTTCTTCTTTTTTGGCATTATTTAACCTATTCCTCCTTTCTTTGTTGATATACCACTCAAAGCAGGAGAGTGGTTAGAATGTAAGCATATTGCTATACTGAATTTTTGTTATATCTATATCATTTGAAAACCGAAACTTTTCAGCATTCAAAAATACATAAATACCATTAGAATTTTGCACCTGTTGATATCCTTGCTTAGATAAGAGAGTAGCAGTAGGGATATCTTGGGTTGTTATAAATTTCTTTTTCATAATCCATCTACTCCTTATTTATTGTTCTTATCTTGGTCTTTCGTCTTGAGTCCTTCATCACTTAAATCTGATTGGTCTTTCTCTTGACCACCACCTTGGTTATCACCAGATTGTGTATATGATGTGCTAAATGGTTTAAGCCTTTCGCCAAGATTCAGACAGTCTTCCTCTAAGAAATTCATAGCAAGAGTATCTTTTTCAGATACACCGTTTAATGTGTTGTATAAAATCTTGTTTGGAAGTCCATTTTGGCAAGACTCAAGGATTGATTTCTTAAAATCATCCTTCTGATAAATAGAGACATCAAAGAATTTAACTTTACAAGGTTCGGATATCCAAGTCGATAAAAGTCGATTTACAATCGCTTGAATCTGTGGAATAAGAGTCGAAATAGAAAATGTAGAATCTGCAAGTACGCCATATTTAAAGGCAGTAGAGTTAGAAGCGGAGTTTAGATTTAATATCTGAGCACCACCAGCCGTATTGAGGATTTCTTTTGTAGCTTTTTCAACTTTTGTAACATCGCCAGTTGCATCATCTGGAAAACTAATTTCATGTAATTCACCAGGAACAATAGCAGCAGAGATATAGGGTGGCAATGCCTCTTCAAGCATACGATTGAAATACTGGATCATTATATCTGGATTAACTGCCCAATCATCTACATCATTTCCCATAGTTTTCATTTCAAGCCATACTAATTTATAAATATTAGCTGCCTGTTGAACTGCCTGATAATCAGAAGCATCCATAAGGTCAATTAGTGATAAGAATATAGGAGTGAGCACAGGAACAATTGTTTCCCAATCCTCTGACCTGAATTTAATACAGACATTATATTCTTCTGGAATTAGCTGATATTTTTCGTTTGTACTCTGATATGTGTTCCACATAGTATTGAATGGTTCACCCCAATATTCTAATAACTCTGAATTTCGCTTAAAGTAACTCATATCCATTGCACATGCGAATGAGCCATCAGGAA